ACGAGTACAAAGGCTCGTTAGGGTATGCAGTTGATAAACCGCTATAGAGGCGTGTTGGATTTGACATGATAAATTCCTTTGACGTTGTTTAAAACAACGCCCAATTAAGGGCGTCATTGGAAGATTGAATTCTATATTACATTTTCTTTTTAGACATCATCTTTTTAGCAGCTACCATTTTCTTAGCAGCAGCCATCTTAGGTGACTTGTGAGGAGCTTTTTCTTCTCCTTTAGCTTTGACTTTGGGGTCAGGCTTCATGCCCATTGATTTACGCTTTTCGTATCCCATAATATTTCCTTTATAAAGAATAAAAAGAACCCCCTCTTTTTAGGGAGGGGGCGTGTTACTAATAACGATTAAGGACCGTTAGAGCCATACACAGCACGTGGATCAGACCAACCAAAACTATAACGCTCGTAGCCTTTGGCTTTAACGTTCATAGTATCAAAGTCATTGTCTTGGTCAAACGAGATTGCATGACGCTCATAGTACTTCATACCAGTACCACCAGGGATGGTGTTACGGATAAACCAAGCGTGTGGGCTTGTGAAGTAGTGGTTTACCTTAAAGCCGCCAGGAATGTAATTGCCAGACTTGATGACGTTGATGTCATTGTTGGCATTACCTGTTTGGTAGCTTGAGTGCAAAATGCGTTGAGCATTAAACACTTCTTGGCGAGCAATGTGCAAACTGTTAGGTTGAATAGCAACCAACAAACCACGGTCGTTTTGCAGACCCATGATTGCGATTACTGCATCTTCCAAAGCAGCTTCTGACAAGTCAACATCAACTGTAGGCTTGTTAGACCATGTACCACCAGAAGTATTGGGGTGGTTAGTAGCGCACAAAGCGACACCATCACCACCCAAATATGTGCTGTTGAAAGCACGGTTGTACACGTTAGCAGCAATGTTTTCTTTCGTTTGACGGAAAGACATAGCCAAAGCAGCAGCACGTTTCTTAGACACTTGCTCATACAAGTTGTCATCCATTTCTTCTTTAGTTACGATGTAACCCATTGCGTATGCAACGTGTGTGTATCGTGTTGTAAAGCCTTGGATTTCAGAATCGTAAGCAGTACCTTGACCTTCTGATTTAACAGGCACAAGACCAAAACCAGACAATTGAACATCTTCTTCGTAGTTCATTGTAGAAGTGTCTTTATCAAACAGGTCTACATACTCTTCAGGATGCTCATTGTAGGTTTGCCCCCACCAAGCTTTAATGCCAGGCCACAGTGCCTTGGGATGTGATGCGGTAGTAATTACACCAGCCATGATTTATCTCCTTAATTAAACAGCAAGGTAGTTAACAACTGTGCCAGAAGCAGAGCCGATAGTACCGTATTCATGATAGTTCCACTTGCACAGAACGCGAACATAAGGGCTAGCAGCACTAGTCACTTGATTGTCAGCTTTCTGAACAGCACCAAGCAAACGAATTGGCAAAGTAGCTGTAACTGCAGGGCCAGTCAAGACCATGTCAGAAAACGGAGCACTGTTGCTCAAAGACGATTGGTTAGCAGCGGAAATAGTCACAGCAGCGTTCAAAGACAACTGAGCTTGGGTAGCACCCGTAGCATCAAACTGAGCTTCAAACAAAACAAATGGATCATCCACAACATACACATAACGAACGCTAGTACGAGTACCAGCAGCAATGTATGCTTTTTCCAAAGACAAAGAGTTACCAACCAAGCTTACGCCAGGATCAGCAACACGAATGCCTACAACAATACCCAAAGGCAAAGCAGAGGTAGTAGTTGCGCCACCCCACTTCTGAATGTAACGAACACCATTGGCATCCGAACCAGAAGCAGACATCACGCAATCACCGATTGCATAGCTGTTGGTAGTGTCAGAAGTAGGGATAGCATAGACTCGTCCCTGCTCATTCCACTTGCCACCAAGCAAGTTTCCTACGGGGCTAAACCCGTTAGGTTTGTTTACGTTAGCCATTTAAGACTCCTTTAAAACGTTAATTAAGTTTGATCCCGTCCCTTGGGGTATAGAACGATGGGTTGTCCCCAGTGATCTTACCCTTACGGACAGCAGCGTCAATAAGATTGTTTTTTGCTTGAAGTTCAGCTTGATCTTCCTCAAACCATTCTTGCCGAATCTTCATCAAATACCCGTATTGCTCAGAGCCTTCGGCACGAGGGTTTACAAGGTATCTAATTCTTTCTCCGAGGTCGCCATTACGACTAACCACATTCTCACTCACGCCTCCCACTTCATTGGGGTTTACAAACTCGTAGCCGTTATCCAAGGCTTCTTGTATGCGTCCACCTACGTCTGTAAAGACATGAAGGTGATACCCGTCAATTTGTGTTCGGACACTTATCTTAGCTTCCGTGCCGTTAAACACGTTACGTCTTTTACGAGTTGTACCATCTGCTGCAGGTCTAGCAGCATTAGCTGCTGCTTGTTTTTCTGCTACTTTCTCTAACAGACGATCACGTTTTTCAAACTCGTTTAGTGCTCGGGGCATAATAATCTCCTTTAAGTCAAATGTAAATAATTAGTTCCAATCAAAGTCAGCTACGTATTGTTCACGAGTCATAAGCTTTTGCTTAACAAACCGATCACAAGCTGCCTTTGCTTCTGGTGGTAAATTGTCATAGCTTTGGGCATTGCTGTTACCTCGGCTTTGACGACCTGATCCAGATTCAACTCGGCTGACTGGACTTTTCTTATTTCCAAACCTATTAGGAAACTCTTCTGCTAACACTTCATCAAGCTTATCTAGAAATTGTTGTCCCTTAAGCGTTGGGAATTCTACTCGAAGGCTTTCACCAATACCATTAACGACTGCAGTCATTCGTTTGTCTTCACCAAACCAAGTGTTGCGATCTAACCACTGTTGCAGTCCAGGATCAATTTCAGCTTGTGTTGGTTCAGAAGTTTTAACGACTTCAGCATCTTTAACAGCTTGTTTAGCTTCTTTAAATTCTTCCTTTGCTTGGTCTAACGCATCATCTAGTGCATTGACTTTCTGCCCGTCTCCATCGCTAATAGCTTGAGCACGGCTTTCTTTAATCTCTTTAATACGCTGTTCGTATTCACTGGCTTTACGTTCATAAGCTTCTTTTTGAAACTTCTTAAACTCTTCAGCAGCTTCACGAAACTCTTTCAACTGCTCTTTTGTAGCGTTAAGGTCTTTAATAAGGTTTTCATTATTCTTACGCAGAATAGGAAGAATCTCTCGACCACGTTTTACAAAAGTATCAGCATCTACCCAATCAGCTTCGTTACCACGAAACTTTTCTTTAGGAACCCAACCTTGAGACTCAGCCTCTTGACGGATTTCTGGGGCTACTTCGTTACTAACAGCACTACCATTTTCTTCACTCATATCTTACTCCTAGATTACGTCTTTGCCAAATAAGGATCAACCAAGTCAACGTCAGCATCCAATGTGCCAGTTACGTCCTTGTCATTAATCATTCGGTATTGATTACCATCTTTGCCTAAATACAGCAAACCTGCATACTTAGCAAAAATAATTTTGTCGCCAATTGCACACCAAGGTGTAGTTTCGTCAGCAAAACAATCTGTACCCATAGCAACAACAACACCTGTGGTGTTAGCCATTTGCTCACGATCTTTAAAAGCACCTGTGGTAACAATAATGCCACCTGATGATTTCTCATTGATCTCTTGAGGTTTAACTAGGATACGCCAACCTACTGGATTAATACCTGATTCATTACTCATTTGTTTCTCTCTTAATGATTGCTTCAAACATATCTTCATACTCAAGATTGAGAATGATAGCGATTGCTCTACAGCGACCTTTTACTTCTTGCTCATCGTCAAACGAATTGTTGACTAAACCTTCTTTCATGGCTTCTCGATCTGTACTTAACATCTTCATTAGACGTTTAGTAACTGGATGATGCTTCCACTCTTCAAAGTTGTCAGGACTTACTACTTCCATTCTTTCTCCTTTTAAAAAACTTACTCAATAGGAGATGCTTCTCCCATGCCTTGTTGCATTGATTGGTAAACAGTGTTCATGGTTTGGATAGCTCCCATGACACCTTCTCTACGTTCACGTTGCAAAGCAATTTGTGTATTGATTTCTTGAATGCGCATCTTCTCGCCTTCAGTAACAATACCAATCTTAATAGCTTCAGCTTCTGCTTCCAGCTTTTGAATTTGAGCTTGATTAAGTTCAGCTTCACTCATTAGTTTCAACAAAGCCATCTTCATGTTTAATTGATCTGAAGCTTGTTTAGCTTGTTGCTTCAACTGTTCAATTTGAATTTTAGGATTGACTGGTGGAGGTACAGCGTTAGGTCCTTTAGGATCAGGTAATACCTTATCAATGTTTGTAACCTTCATTGCTTTCAAGAAAGTGTACTCAGCTTCGTATCGGTTGTACAAACCAGGTGTTGCAGCTACTCGCATAGCAATAGCGTTGGCTTGGTTGATACGCTGTGAATCAGAAGTAATGCTTGGGTCAGCTGTTGGCATTACATCAGTAACTGGACCTTCATAGTCAGACACCAACACCAAGCCAGCATTGTTACCATCAGAAACATAAGGCGTGTTCTTAGTAACAAATATTTGGTTCAAACGATACAGCTTACGGAACTCTTGTTTGAGACTGCGATGAGTACGTTTAAAGATACCGTTAAATATCTTCATGCCTTGCTCAGCCATAGTGCGTGTAGTTTCAGCAGGAGTATTCTGACCTGGATTTTGACCAGCAAGAATATCTACAGAACCACTAATGCGTTCACCATAGTTAATGAGCAAGCTCAACAAAGTAAACATAACTTGTGATGGCTCACGTACTGGCAATGGAACAATACCTTTACGCAGATCATCTCCAGTTGTATCTACGTGCTTCCACTCCATAGGATTGAAAGTGTAGTTACCACCACGTAGTTTGATACCACGACTTAAGAAACCACCAGCAGTGTTAGCCATCGTACCTGCATCAACCAATTGGTTAATAATGGTGTTGATAGACTCGTTCAAAGGACCAAGCAATGTACCAAAACCTAAGTCATAGAAGCCACCATCAGGTGATGGAATAAATGGGTACTTGGTAAAGTATTGTTCTGCTTTGATACTGAGAACAACATCTTTGTCGTTCATTTCAATATCGTTCTTTGAGTAACGAGCAACAATACGAGCAACTTTTTTGTTGTCTCTACGCACATAGACAATGTAAGGCTCAGCATAACCATCATCATCAAAGTCAATGTGGCAATGTTGTTCAAGCATCTCAATAGGAGTGCTTGTATCATTAGGTTCTGGTGGTGTTAAGCCTTGAGCTTTATCACGAGCATTATCAAGAGGACTGCCCATAGCAACAGATGACCACTGCTGCTGACGACCTTCAGATACATCTTCAAGCCAGAGTCCACGAGCAACACGCTCATAGATTTCATTCTTGGTCATTTGCAAAACATGAGTTACACGGCTTGCTGTTTCTAAACTTTTAGTCCAATAGTTAACAACTAAGTCTTTGGCTAATACGTTTTCAGAAACGTTGTGTTTAAGAATTGGATCGTAGTAAGTCTTTTTAAATGCACAACCAATGATAGGTTGTGTAATCAAGACTTTGTCCATTTCTGATTCCCAGTCCTCATCCTCTTCAAGGATTTGGAAACTCATGTGTTCTTCTACACGAGAAGCACGAGCCATACGTAAACCGTCTGGGTCTTCACCAACTACACGGCACTTAACTGGCAAAGCACTGTCAATTAATACAGGGTAGCTACGAGCATGGTATTGCAATGCTGCAATGGTAATGAGTGGAAACTTAACGTTACTGGCATTAGCCCAAGGAAAGTTTTTATTCTCAGCTACTTGTAGTGCAAGTTTAAGGGAAGCTTCAGTGCGCTTTTCCCAACTAGAACGTGAGATTAAATCGTTATCAAAGTCTTTGACGACTTGTACTCCGATAGCTTCTAAGTCTTGTTTACACAAAAGCTTAGCAATGTTAGTTTCGTAGACTAAGTCTTTTAAGTCAAATTTGTCTTTGAGGTTCATATTCTTAATACCCACAAATAGCAGAACGACCCGAGTCTACTACATTACTTTCAGATACATAAGTCCTGTACTCTTCTTCCTCGATTTCCTTTTCGGTTGGAGCTTCCCACATCCTATCGAGCATAAGACCTAAGTACGCCCAAGCATCTACTTGGTCATCATGTTTATCCCTAGGAAACCTAAGTAGCTCATCTTCAAAAGGTTGGTACCAATCAGCTTCCTTGTCAAATCGACAAGCCCCACTTCTCATACGAGCTTGAATGCTTCTGGCACGAGTTAACTTATCACCACTAGGCTTGAGCAAAACAGTGTTAATAAACTCGTTACGTTTTAGCATTGCTTCATTGAGATAGGGACCAATGGCTTTCTGAATAGTACCTTGTTCAAGTCCAAAAAGTACAGGCTTATATATTTTTTGGATCATCAGGATTGTATCCACAATCTCTAATGCGTCCATACGTTCTTTGATAACGTGTTTGCAATACAACCTGCCTTCCTCATCCATACCCCCAACTACAAAAGCTGAATAGTCAGCCCTTTGAGATTGGGACACAGCCAAGTCACAAGCAGCGTAGTAAACAAACTTCTTCTTTTGATCTTCAGGCTTCATTGGCACAAAGTCAACCTTTTTAAAGAAGGTGTCACTAATGTCCAACGGAATGTTTAGCATCTCTTGGGAATAGATGTCAGCCAAACCTTGACGTACATAGTCATCTTTGAGCAGCCTGAACTGCTCTTCAGTCTTCATTTCAGGCCACAACAACTTCTTAAAATCATCTGTATGAGCACGATACTTAACGGACTTCCAAGGCAGAATGTTCCTAGAGTATTCCTTAAGGTCTTCCCGTATTAAGTCTTTAAACCCACGATGGGTAGCCAGTTGAGAAGTAGGCATTAAGTTCTCTAATAAACTATCTAAGTGTAGAATAGTTCCTACTATTCGTATTTTGCCTGAAGATGATACGCAAGGAATAAGAGCACCATAGAACCAGCGTTTGAACTTCATACGCCTGTCTTTGTTCATTACAATTTCGTCATTCTCCATGTCATCCCCAATGACAAGGTCTGGACGTAAGTTAGCCCACTTTAAACCACGGAGTTTTTGTTCAGAACCCTTCGCTTGTATCCTGAACGTATATCCGTCTTCCATCTCAACAATGAGGTCGTCTTCCGTATCCTTGGGAAACGGACCCGCTTTAATTGAGAAAAGCGATCTGAGGTCATCGTTATCAAGTAGTTCTTTTTTAATGTCCCCAAGGAATTGAATAGCTTGGCTAACTGTATCCGAGACAATAAGAACATAACGAGACTCCCTAAATAGAACTGAAGCTAGGGTGTAAGCATGGGTTACAGCCGTAGACTTAGCATGGTAACGGGGAGCAGCAATGGCTACCTGCTTGTTGTTACTAGTAACAAGTTCCCAAATTTCTTTGTGGAATTCAGGAGTAGCTGCAGGCTTATCAAAGTTTTTACGAAGGACTGAGTTAACAAATCCTTCCATGACTGAAGCATTTAGCTTGCTCATCTAATCTCTACAGCTTGAACATCAATGGTTCTTTTTTCGTGGAATACAGATTCTTCTTTGATGGTCTTGCTGTTAGCCATAGCAAACTTAGCAAACTCTTCTGAAAGTTTAATTAGCCTATCATCAATAGTCTTCTCGACTTCTTCCCTAATAGGGTCTTCTCTAAGTTTTTCTTGTCTAGCCATTAGGTCAGTTGTAATTTTTAGGGCTACGTGAGCCTTAACTGGGATACGGATAATCTCACCAGTCTTCTGGTCAAACTGGGCATCACCCAAATCTAAACGTTCTTCAGTAGCTTTGAGAGCTTTGTTGATAACCCGTTTAAGATTGGAGTCCATTTGCTGGACATCTTCAGACTGCAGCTGAAGACAATAGTCTTTAAACCAATCACACTGTTTCCAAAATTTAAGGGTAGGTAAGGGTATACCCGTAACAATGGCTGTTTCAGCCATATTGCCTAGCATCAGGTATGTACTGACAGCTTGAAGCTTTTGGTTCTGAGTCCAAACAGATTTCTTGTACCTACGGTCATGTGATGTTTTTCTACGCATGACTTAGCATTTCCACTTTTTAAGAGCTTTGTTAATACGTGAATCAGGGTCTTTGGCTTTAGCTGTACCAGTCAGTTTCTTTTTCATGCCACCCATACGAGCACAGAAACTATCTTTACGGCTACCACCTTCAGGTTGTGGTGGTTTAAGGTTATGACCTTGTGCTTTAGCAGATGCTCTGCCTTTAGCATTCAAACCACCTGAAGAAGACTTACCCTCTTTACGTTGCCAAGCTGGAGACTTCTTTCCGCTTCCGCTCTTACCTGTAGCCATAACAAAGGTCTTTCTAAAAAATGGGGTACTAACTCACATACGTTGGTGGTAAGCAAGGTAGGGTAGTCGTATTGCTCAACGATGTTGGGTGTTCCCCCGATGGGGCGGAGTGTATAACAATCTTTCTTATACTGTCAACAAAATGAGTACCAGTTACCTTAGACAAGTACTCTATAGTGATTTGAATACTTTTAGTTGACTTGACAAGGTATTTTAAAAAATAGACACTGAGGGCTTCTTTCTTTTACTGTTTTCTTTCTTAGGTTCAGGTATTAACAACAGCATTGTCAAACAGCAATTGTTTGATGCGAGTCTTGTAAAGACGAGCACCTCCTGTTAACAGTAACCCCCCTTTGTTTTAAAAGTTACTGCAGCGTTATAAGTTGCTAGAAGTAATTTATCTATCCAACAATATTTCCCCCTCCCACCTTAACTATTAACAAAAACCTATCAGCTTTAGCTATTACATACCCCTCCTTATATAGTTATCCACAACTTATCCACAGCTGTTATATAAGTGTTGTATATCACCAACAATGTTATCAATAACTTACATAACATACTCCCCCCATAGTCTAGCTGCTACATTATTCCCGTTTGGTGTCGGTTTACTTGTTAATCACCGCTATCAAACCATTGGTCTTGTCTTATTAGTTCCGTCATTTTCCATTCCTACTGCGCTCCAGCCGCAGGTCTGTGGGGTGCGGGGGTTGGCTGGTAGCTCACGTCTCGCGCCAGTCGCCTTCGGCTTTGTGTCACTCACCGTGCGATGGCGTGGCGTGTTTGGTACTCGCGGCCTCCGCTTGGTTAAGTTGGCTCGTGAACTTTCACCCTCGCCACTGGCGAGAGGGATGAAAGTCCCCTCGCTTAATCAACTTAACATAGGAACTTCAAATGTCTACTCAAAACAACTTCGACTTCAATGGTTTTAACGCTATGACTGAACGTAAACCTGCGGGCTTACAAATCTTCTTGGCTCAACAGCTTCTCTCTAACGCTTTGTGGTCTATGGAGAAGTACGACAATCCTCGTCAAACAGAGGTTCGTGACGCTCTCAACGCTCTCAAATCTCTCCGTGCTCAACTCAAATCTGACGCAGCTGCTCGTGCAATCGACTAATTCATCAACCAAGGTAGTAGCTAACAACTACTACCTTTTTTATTGGAGCCAATCATGCTACTTATCAAACGAGCTATCTTTCTCATTGCAATCGTACTTATTGCCAATGCAGCTGTACCTCATACATATTCTTGCAGTACAGACTCTGAATGCGAAGCACAAGAGGCTTTGAACTGCTGGATTCTCTGCCAACGTTGAACTGGAGATTCACATGGAATATCACCAAATCTATCATGACAGGTACTCTGTCATTAGACCATCTACTCATGGCATCAACGACATCGAGTGGCATCACGGCTGTCGTATCAAGCACACTGGGCTAACAGACTTCCAGAGACGTACTCTCATTCATTTCAACAGTCTTGAGGTACTCGACTCACAACAGTGGGCAATCTACATTGATTCGCTCACTGATCCAGGTATTGTTCCTAGTAACAATTTTGTCAATACCAGAGTCATTCGTGACAAATGGGATTCAGATCGTCCAGTCTATTAAGGGTAAACCCTATCATGAATGAATACTACCTTCCCATTTGTACTTGCTGCTACGCAGTAAGAGTAGAGCCACAACGTGCTAGAGCTGCACGACCAACTTGTGCTGCTTGTGGCGAGGAGCTAGCCAAGCAGGTTAAACACACCATAGCTCCCATCAACAAGAGCAACTATATGCTCATCAGCAATACTGACGAACTCCGTCAGTTAAATCCCAAACGCACTATCTAACGCTCTGTCCGCAGACGCTCAACCCAGGCAAGCTGTGCGCCAGCATAGCTGGCACTTGCTTGCTAGGGTCTCGCTCCCGCATTTAAGCGGGACTTGCCGTCTGCCCGCACAAGGCGGGGGCAGTCGGCTTCGCCCTTTATTCACTCTTATAGGAGATAGATATGACACAACGTGATTTTGATTTGGTAGATGAAATGAATTGGGAAGACAGTGACAAGGTAGAACGTATCTCATTGGAGGATGCTGGCTTTGAAGAAGCACCTTTGGTTGAAGAAACACATCTGCATGGAACTGTCTTTCGTAATGGTATTCACTCTTACCTTGACTGGTTTTACGATGGTTCAATAGAAGGTGGAGATTATTAATATGTGGGTCATAGAAGATAACGGCTATGACCTGGTTCTTGTAAGGTTAGAGGATGATAATCCCGAGCCTAAAGAGCCAAAACAATTGGAACTATTTGAACTTGATGAGTGTTATTAATAACAAACTTTCATATTCCATTGGTAGTCACAGTGGAATATGGAGGCAATGTTGCCTGTAACTGGAGATCAATATGGATGCTTTGCATTCAACTTTGTATGCTGCAGCAACTGAGGCGTTAGTCTCAGATGCGTCTGCTACAAGTACATTCGAGAAGATGATACAAGTTGCGTTTACTCACAGCTCTGTAGAAACATTCTCTAAAGATTTGCGTGACACAGAAAAAGTCATCAAAAAAGAGTTTGAAGTTGGTTCTATGCCTGGTCCTTGGCGTTCAGCTAAATCAGTCATTCACAGTGCTATGAAGTTAGGCATTGGTTTGGTTGATGACAATGGCGGTTTCTATGGCAAAACGTTCTTGCAAAACAAGATCAAATCTGCCAAGTCTGAAACCAAAGAACCAGAGACTAGCGAAGACTATGGCAACAAGATCATCAAAATGCTGATGGCTGTGCCAGAAGGCATTGATGCTACAGCTGTAGTTAAGCAAGTCAAAGACTTTTTGAAGGTAGTTGACTAAATGCTGACTCAAAGCATTGAAGTTATGAAGTACATACGGGCTAGTGCTGGTAGACAAGGCATTTCAGTAGTATTTGAAGACACTAACCAGCCTAGACATGATGGTAGGACCATCTATTTGCCTAGGATTACTGGTAAAACCACTGACTTAGAACTTAAAGAGCTTATGGCATCTACCGACCATGAGGTAGCTCATGATCGTTATAGCTCTTTTACAGTTTTGAAGGAGAAATCTCCTGATCCACGTAGTTTGTTGTTGTTTGTT